TAGATTTAGATATGGTTTACCAGAGAAAATAGGGGGATGGAACCAATTAACTACGGCAGAAGAAACATTGCCAGGGGCGGCAAGAGCTCAACATGCATTTACTAGTTTAAGTGGTGAACGTTATACGGCGATTGGTACGAGTAAAGGTTTATTTCTTTTTTATGGGGATGCGTGGTTTGATATTACTCCACTTGATACAGCCGTTACAGGTTTTACTATAACCACTACAAATGGTTCCAATGTCGTTCGATTTAATAAAGCTTCTCATGGTTTAACCCAAGGAGAATATATTGTCGTTACAAGTGTAACAGTAACAGCTGCGTCTACTTATACTGCATCTGATTTAGAAAAAACTTACGAAATTATAACTGTAGATTCTGGAGGTGATTGGTTAGAAGTACAAGCATCTAGTAATGAAGGTGGAGCAGGTATGACTGCTGTAGGTGCGGCTACTCTTACTCCTTATATAACTGTTGGACCTACTACTCAAACTTTAGGCTATGGTTGGGGTACTTATTTATGGGGAAGTTCAACATGGGGAACTGCAAGAACAAGTAGCTCAGTGGTTCTGGATCCAGGAAACTGGAGTCTAGACAATTATGGGCAAGTCTTAGTTGCAACCATTGCTGATGGAAAAACTTTTACTTGGAATGCTGGCGCCACAAACCCTCGAACAATTAGGGCTTCTCAAAGCACAACTGATTATGTAACTACAGGTAATCCAACAGCTTCTATTATGAGTGTAGTTTCAGATAGAGATAGACATTTATTTCATCTAGGAACTGAAACCACTATTGGTGATGCCACTACCCAAGATCCAATGTTTATCAGATTCTCTAACCAAGAAGATTTAAATACTTATACTCCGACGGCGACTAATACTGCAGGGACTTTTAGATTAGATAATGGAAATGAAATTAGAGCAGCTGTAACAGGTAAAGATTATCTTTTAATTTTAACTGACACTTCCGCTTACGTAGCTCAGTTTGTTGGTCCACCTTTTACATTTAGTATTAAGTTAGTTGGAACTAATTGCGGATGTATTGGTCAACATGCGGCCGTATCAGCCGATGGTGCTGTGTATTGGATGGGTGATGCGGGTGGATTTTTTAGATTTGATGGTACGGTTAAATACCTACCTTGTTTAGTTGAAGATTTTGTTTTCAATGATAATGGAAGTAATCTAGGAATTAATTATTCATCTAGTAGACTAGTCGCTGCAGGTCATAATAATTTATATAATGAAATAAATTGGTTTTATCCTAAGAACGGTAGTACTCAAGTTGACAGATGTGTTACATTTAATTATGGAGAGCAAGTATGGACAACGAGTTCACTTTCTAGAACAACATGGATAGATGCTCAAGTATTTAGTAATCCTTATGCGACAGAATATACTTCTACAGGCACCCCTGTTTTTCCAACTATTTTAGGAATTACCAATAAATATGGGGCTAGTATGTATTATTCTCAAGAAGAAGGAACTGATCAAGTTAATAGCTCAGGGACTACTTCTATTAATGCATTTATTAGATCTGGAGATTATGATATTACCACAAGAAAAAATATGATGGGTCAATCGACTGGCGTTGTGGATTTTCGAGGAGATGGAGAATACTTTATGTCAGTTAGAAGATTTTTACCTGATTTTAAATACTTATCTGGTAATGCCAAGATTACTTTATATGTAAATTCTTACCCAGATTCTACAGCCGTTAGTTCTCCATTAGGACCCTTTACAGTTACCTCAACTACTGATAAGGTAGATACAAGAGCCAGAGGAAGACTGGTCTCACTTAATATTGCTAATGACGCCACCGGCGAAACTTGGCGATATGGAACATTAAGATTAGACGCACAAGCGGACGGAAGAAGATAATGGCATATACAACACAATTTGGATTAGATCAGAATGTAGTAAATTATTTAAATGAAGCCTATCCTAATCTCGGTGGAATGTTTCCTAATACTACTACTACAATCGGCGGTACTACAGGTACTGGGGCAACAGCCACACCTACAGGGGCAGAAATATTAAAAGATACTTTTTTAGCTCAAAGTGGAACTGGTGGCGATGGTTATAGTGTTTACAATCCAGATCCAAATAAAGTCCGAGGGCCTATACTTCAAGAAGAATATATGGGAGCGGATTATTATCCAGAACCTCCAACAGGACTCAAAAGTTTAATAAATCAAATAGCCGACTCTTCTCTATGGGCTAAAATGGCTGGAGCTGTGGGAAAAATGATGCCTGTTAGTCCAAGAGGTATAATGGAACGGGCTGCAAGAGAACAAGGTTTTTCACTAGATGATATTGGAAGAATAGTAAGTGGCGGAGGACCTTCTGATGATCCAATGAATATTATGGCTGGATATAATATGTGGAAGATTGATGATGAAACGTTTGATAAAAGAATTCGTAATTTAACACAATCAGGTCAATTTGATAAAATTGATCAAATTAATAAAGCTAGAGCCGCATGGAAAGAAGCTAAAAGATTAGGTGACATAAGAACAACAGCAGCTCAAGATTTAAAAGCAAAACAAAAAGCTCCCAAAAAAACTTATGTACATGAGGCGAAGCCACCAGATCGGAGTAGAAGTGATAGACCTGGAGGAAGCGCAAGTTATGGTCAAACTTTTCACGGAGCTAGAGGCGGCATAGTAGAGCTATGGCGAAGATAACTAATTACATACCTGAACCAAAACAAGAATACGATGTTAATAATCAAAGACAGATTTTAGAATCTTTAGACAGTATGAAGCAACAATTAAATTTTTCTTTTCAACAGGATTTAAAAAACGAACAGGACGCTTTTAATTACTTTTTATCATAATGACTATACAATATAAAAATCAAGGTTTTAAACAAGCCGATGTAAACAAAGCTACGGTGCTTACTTGTCCTACTGATGGAGTGATTATAGTTAAAAGTGTATATTGTGCCAACAATGACGCATCATCCTCTATTGTGGTAAATATGAATTTAGTTGACTCATCTGACTCAAGCACTGAATATGAATTTTTTAGAGATGACGTAGCTGCTAAATCGCAAGTAAATGCCACACCTCAAGGCTTGAATTTAGAAGCGGGTGATGCTATAACAGTGCAAGCAGCAACAGGCAGTAATACAATACAAGGTGCCATAAGTTATGCTTTAATAACTAGAGAGAATGAAAACGGATAACGTATATAAAATTAATTGTACTACTATAACTACTTATAGAAATACAAAAACTGGTGAAGTTTATAAAGAGAAGAAAGAAGGACCTGATATAGTTCAAGATGTAACTGTACAGGTTTCACCGAAAGGTTTAAATATAATGCAGAAAGTATTATCAAAAAATGACAAACCAAAACCCTAAGGGCGGAACAGAATTACAATTTGAATACTTAATAAAGTACGTGGATCCTAAATTATTGGATCAAGTACAAATAACTACATCTGTCCCTGAAAAAATTCCATTACATCCAACTAAGATGAATATTCTCTGGCAGAAGAATTCATATGATCAACCGAATCTGGCACCATGGTTCAAGGATAAAAACAATCATAAAAAATATGATTGGTATGTTTTTAACTCCCATTGGACTTATGAAAAGTTTAGACAGTTTTTTGATATACCCACAGAAAGATCAGTGGTTATTAAAAACGGTGTTGATAAAATAAAACAAGCCCTGCATTATGAGTTGGGCAAACCAATAAAAATAATTCATCAAAATACCCCCTGGCGAGGACTCTCAGTTTTATTGGGAGCGATGCAATTGGTTAAGAATCCATTAATTAGTTTAGATGTTTATTCTTCATGTGAAGTATATGGTAAAGATTTTTATGAACAAAATGATAAACATTATCAAGCTCTGTATGAGCAAGCTAAAAAATTACCTAATGTAAATTATATCGGTTATAAATCTAATGACTATATTAAAGAGAACCTACATAAATATAATATGTATGTTTATCCAAGTATTTTTGAAGAGACCTTTTGTATATCCTTATTAGAATGTATGGCGGCTGGTTTATATTGTATCACAACTAATCTAGGAGCTTTATATGAAACAGGGGCAGAGTTTCCTATGTATATTCCTGTAGACAAAGACTATAAAGCTTTAGCTTCTAAATTTGGATTTGGTATTGAAGCTGCAGCTAAAACATTACACAATACTCAAATTACTAATCACTTAGATTGTCAATCCGCTTATGCTAATTCTTATTACAGTTGGAATAAAATTGGTAGACAATGGGAAACATTTTTAAAAGGAGCTTTAGATGCAATACCCAAATGAGCCTATATGGTTTAATGGTGAAGATAAAAAAGACGCCAGTGAAAACTCTAATATAACTAATATAAACTTAGGACGTTCTCCACATAAAATAATGGTATGTACCCCGGTACATAGCGATGTATCTATGCATTACTGTCAAGCAGTGTTGAAGATGCAGCAAGAATGTATGAAGAGAAATATGTTGATTAGTTTTACTTTAATGAAATCTTCATTAGTAACTCAAGGACGAAATCTCTGCGTAGCTGAATTCTTAAATCATCAAGATAAATATACTCATTTATTATTTATAGATTCTGATATTGATTTTAAGTTTAGTACCATAGAGAAAATGTTGACCGCGGATAAAGATATCATATCTTGTCCTTATCCAATGAAAAGCTTCAGTTGGGAAAAAGCATGGAACAGACTTCATCAAAAAGATGGAGCTATTACAGATGCCAATGATTTTGCTAAAGCGGGTTATACTTTCCCGATAAAATTAGAAAAGAAAGCCGAGGTAATAGTAGATAAAGGTTTAATAGAAGCTACCCATGCGCCTACAGGATGTATGTTAATTAAAAGAAAAGTAATTACTGATCTTATGACGGCTCACCCTGAGTTAGAGATATTTCAACCTACAAATATGAATGGTAAAGAAGTTAAAAAAGAAAATTTTTATAATCTATTTGATACGTTACATGAGCCAGAAACTAAACGTTATTTTGGTGAAGACTTTGGTTTTTGTGAAAGATGGCGTAAACTAGGTGGTAAAGTATATCTATTTGTAACCGATTATATTACCCACATAGGTGAGTATCAATATTGTGGAAGATTCCTTGATGACTTAAAACAGGGAGAAGCTCCTTCGAAACCTATTGACGACAATAAAAAAATCAAATAAGGTACTATATTCAGGATTTCTACGCCTGCTTTTTTTAACTAAATTTAGACAAAATTATGGCAATATCAAGACAACAATACGGACTAGGAAGCTTTGTAAAATCTATAGGTAAAGGAGTTAAAAAGTTTATTAAATCTCCTTTTGGTAAAGCTGCTCTTTTAGGTATAGGAGCTTTTGGTGTACCTGGAACTAGTTTTGGTGGCATGTTTGGTAAAGGAGCTTTATCAAAAATGGGAGGAGCTTTATTTGGTACGGCAGGAAATGCTGGTTACGCGATGCCTGGTAGAGGGATTTTCACACCGGGTACAAAAGGACTTTTAAGTAAATTTACAAACATGGGAACAGGAGCCAAGATAGGAATTGGTTCTGCATTGATTACTTATTTAGCTGGTCAAGGAATGCCCGAGGAGCAGATTGCAGAAATTAAACAAGATCCTGAGAAAGTTAGACCTTATTTAAAAGACCTGTTTACTAAATTAAATCCTAATTTACCTGATGGACAAATAGAGGAAATGGTTGAAGTTAATTTAAGTGAATATGCATCTGGCGGAAGAGTTGGCTTATATGCTGGCTCACCAAGAGGTGGTATAGAAACTTTAGATATAGAAGATGAAGAAATTATAACTCCTCATGATTTAAAAATGGAAGAAGGAGTGCCAATTCAACAAATGGCAGGTTTTGGTACGGATAAGGAAGTTATATGGGAATGGAGAAGAGATAGTTTATCTCAAGAGATGTTTAAGAAGGATTATGATGATTTATCTCCAGATGAACAAGAGACAATTGAAATTGAACTAGACATGCAATTAGGTAAAAAAGAAACAGCACCACAAGGTATACAGGTGGCAGGTGGTGGAGCAAGAGGTTGGAAAGCTCAAGAGATAGCTATGGATTGGGCATGGGACAGATATGGAAAAGAATTTTATGATCTTTCTCAGGAGTTGCAGATGGAACTATACGGCGAAGCATTAGAATTCGTGGATACCGGAGGCATGGCTCAGGGCGGAAGAGTTGGGTTAGAGTCTGGTACACCTAAAAAAGGATTAGAAAAATTTCTTAAAGATATACCTTTACAAAAAGGTCCTTATAAAATTAAATATGATGAAGACGGTAATCCTATAAGAATGCCACTACCAAAAGGAGAGCCACATAAATATGATCCAGACAGAAAAATACCAATACGTCTTTTAAGAAGTCACGGCGGAAGAATTGGATTAGCTTTAGGTACTGAAGACACGGCTCAGGCAGCAGGCATTCTAGGAAACCTACCTGTTAGACAGAATAAAGCAGGTGTAAACGAATTAGATCTTAGAGAAACTGGTGGATTTATTCCTCCAGTTGGGGTAAAAGAAAAAGCAGATGATGTCCCAGCGATGTTATCTAATAATGAATTTGTTTGGACTGCAGATGCAGTAAAAGCAGCTGGAGGCGGAAGCGTCAATAAAGGTGCTCAAATATTATACGATAAAATGAAACAATTAGAGAGTAAGGTAGGATAATGGCCGTAGATCAAACACAAGTACTCCCACCAGCGTTTATAGAAGCGGCAGGGAAAACATTTTTAAGTGATCTTGCCGGAGCAGCGGGTAAATACAAAACAGCGGATTTAAGTAAAGTATTTGGACCACAATTTGTTGCTGGTCTTGATCCCTTACAACAACAAGCTCAAGCATTAGCACAATCAGGTATAGCTGCATACAAACCTTATCTTACAACAGCAGCAGGCTACGCAGCGCCAAGTGCTTACACACAATTTCAATCTCCTTATCAAAAAGATGTTATCGATGCGACGATGAAAGATTTTGATATCCAGGCGGCAAAAGGTTTACCAGCATTAAGAGCTCAAGCAATTAGTCAAGGTGCATTTGGTGGTGGAAGAGAAGGAGTTCAATTAGCAGAGTACGGGGCAACTAGTGACAGGAACCGGGCATCATTATTAGCACAATTAAATCAATCAGGGTTTAATCAAGCACAAAATTTAAGACAGCAAGCTATGATGAATCAATTAAACTTAGCAGGTCAAGGACAACAATTCTTAGGTCAAGATGTTGGAGCACTTTCAACTTTAGGTGCTTTAAACCAAGCTCAAAAACAAGCAGGCTTAACAGCTCAACAACAACTGGGTCAACAACAATTAATGCAACCATTAACTGCATCACAAGCTTATGGAAGTGGTGTAACACAATTAATATCTGGTTATCCAGGTAAGACCATTAATGAAATGAGTCCTAATCCAACTGCTTTAAATACAGCATTAGGAACAGGAACTACACTTGCTGGAATCTACAGAGCATTTAATCAACCATGGCAAGGATATGGATCGAACGCATAATGAGAACTTTTAGAAGACCAATGTTTAGAAAAGGCGGAAACGTCGGTACAGGTGTCATGACTGGTATCGTAGATAGATCTATGCATGCCAATGATCCTTTTGTTGGTCGTGATGAGTTTAAGATACCAACCTATAGTGATCAATTGTTAGAGCAGCAGGCAAATGAAACTGTTGCATTTCCTACCAGAGACCTTGGACCGAAACCAGATAAAGAAAGATCGCTGGCCGAGATACAAGAAATGATGGGAGCCTATGGAGGAATGGATCCAATAACTTCTTATTTATTAGCAGCGGGACCAAAAATTGCTGGGTCAACTTCTTGGGCTGACGCAATTTCTAATCTAGAAGATCCTAATAAGATGTTAATCAAACAAGCAGCCGATAAAGCTGCATATGATAGAGGCCTTAGAATGGAAGGTTATAGAGCATTCAAGGAGGATGAAGATAGATATGGGGACAGACAATATGAATATGGTAAAGATAAAACGGCCTTTGACCTAGATGAAGCTATAGGCAAGAGAACCAGAGCCAGTGATAAACTAAAACAACAGAACCTATGGAAAAGAGAAGACAAGTTAATTCAAGAAAAAAATGAAACTCAAGAAAGACTGATAAACCTAGAATATGAGTTGCAAGATAAAAATTTAACTAAACAGCAGAAATGGGAGAAGGAAAAGCAACTTGAGGACAACAAACAAAAAATGCTAAGACTTCAAGCGCAACTTGAAAATGAAAATAATTGGCAAGATGAGGAAATTAAAAAAGAAGTTGTAACTATAATGCAAACTGATGACATTCCTAAGTTTCAAGCA